ATTGACCTAGCAATTCAACGTAAGTTTTGTTAGTATCTAAGTCAAATGCCGACATCATGGCAAAAACAAAATAACCTACAAGGATAGCAATCAATGTCATCGGACGAATATTTTTTGATAGCCATGAGTCTGATGCCATATCTGCTTCTTGTCGTTTGGTCAACTCTTGTGATTCTGCCGTATCTGCTTGCAGTTCTGCTAACCTACCTTGTTGTTGTAACTCTACCAACTTGGCTTGTGCTTCGGCTTTTGCGGCAGGGTCGGGAATAACCTTGTCTAAGATTTTCATTCCTACACTAATAATATCGTCTACACCAAACATATCTACTCCTTAATACCCCAAGTTAAATACCACGCTATTAGCGCTGCGGCTGCAAAACAATACAACTGCACTCGCCTTACTGCCTTAATATCATGTTGATATTCTTCATTGTCTTTTCTTTGAAGATTCTCAATATCCAGCTTAATCTTTAATACCGCATCCCATTCTTTAGCACCGTACTTCTTAACAAAATCTATCTTCAATCTAGCCTCCTCATCGGAGATTTGTTTCTTATGTTTCCATGCTTCAAGCGCTTTAATTAGCGCCATTTCTTTTCTTGCTTCTGCTTCCCGCCTAGCCCGTAATCTATCTTGGGCTTGCTTTTGGGCTACATCTATTCCGTCTTTTTGTATGCCTTCAATACTTTTGGACAGCCCTTTACTAGCCTCTCGACTTGCATCAAGGCTACCGCTAAGAGTCTTTACTCCTTCGGATATTCCATATGGATCTGGCATAGCGCACTTTTAATTCTTTCCTTCAGCAAATACGTTAACAAACACCGTATTGTCTTCTAATGCTTCAATTTCATGCCATTCACTATGCGGTAAATTTAAAGGCTGGCTATCTTTATTTATAGTGTAACTACGACCTTCTAAACTAACCAAACAAGAACCGTTGTGGCACATAGTTGCATGAGCGTAGTTGTGTTCGTGTTTTGGCAAACCCTGTTTTTTATTTGCGTGATATATATTAATTCTAGTACCGTCATATAAAAAACTGTGATACGGAGCAATATGTTCTATCATGCGTTTTGCAGTCCTTCGGCAACTGGCTGAACTCTTTCAAACACTTTATCTATTTTACAATTTACCAAAAATTGTTGTTGTTTTGCGGCAATATCCGTTTTTACTTCTGTTAAAGTTGAAAAAGCACTATAAAGTCCTGTGTATTGATTGAGGACATGGTAATCACCTTGTTCAGAATCAGTAATTACATTACCATCTGACCAAATTTCACCTAAATCTGTTCTTGTTACTTTGGCAAAATGAAATCTATTTGCTTCTTGCGTTAAATATGATTGTTGATATTCTTGAAGTTTGGCTTGTGCTAATTCTTGAGCATTTGAGTATTGCTCAGTATTAAAAATTTCTTCTTCTCTAGTAAAAGGATTAAATATGTAATAAATCATTAGTTAATTGCTCCATATCTAGTTCCTGTTGCAACCCAAGTAATATAGGTAGCCGCACCTGATGTGCAAGAGCCACCAGTATAACCTGAAGCCGCACCCCAATCACCGCCATTACCGCCATCACCACCAACTCCAAAAAGACCGCCACCGCCATAACCTATCGAACTTAATGTTCCCGCACTACCTGCTCCACCAGAAAAGCCTCCGCCGTATCCACCAGCACCACCAGCAGAGTTTGTTAAACCTGTTCTTCCACCACCACCACCACCTCCTGAATAAGCAAAATGACAAAAATCGTACCCTACTCCACCACCACCACCGCCACCACCGCCACCAGCAATAGTTCCATTATTTGTAACGCTTAATGCAGTTGAAACACTTAAAGCAGTTCCACCAGCACCACCAGCAGTATACTGTGGTCCACCACGTTGACCTGCACCACCCATAGCAACTATTGTTCCATTATTAATTAATGAAGCGCCCCCTGGAAATGAACCACTAACAGTTAAAGCTGCCGTTGCCGTAGTGTCTGAATACATATAAACACCAGCATTAATTGTTGCAACAACTTTTGAACTTCCATTCCAACCAGCGGCAGTAGCAAGAGTTGCTAAATTGCCTTTATTAGTATTTGAAGAAATAGTAAAAGGAAACTCATTAGCTTTTCCATAAAAGTTAGTTGGCATAATAATAGTTGAACCTGGAGTGGTAACGCCAGCTAAAGTTCTTACTGCGGTATCATTCAAACTAATTTGAGTTGTGCCGTTACCGCCATTTTCTATTTCAATGGATTGCCCAGCAGTTGTCCCTGCTAAACTAATTGGTCCAGATGAGTTCAATGCCATAATTTAATCCTCAAGGTGTTCCGTATGCAGTTACGTTAGCAATAGTTATAAAGTTACCAGATGAATCTATAGATGCAATTGTTGTAGCACCATATTTAATTAATAACTTACCGCCAGATTCTGTAATAGTAAAATTAGAAGTTGCTAAATTAGTTGCATTTGTAGCAGTTGTAGCAGTTGTAGCAGAACCTGCCGCCAAAGAAGATTGCGCTACCCAGCTTGGAACAGATGCACCGTTTGATTGCAATACTTGTCCACTTGTTCCATTTGAAATAAATCCTGTTGTATTGGCTGCGGTTTGATATGGAATTTGACTTGCAATACCACCAGAAATATTAGCAACTGATGTTGGTGAACTTAAAGCAACCATTGCACTTCCTGTGCAATAAGCAAATACAGTTGCACCGTTAGCAATACTTAAAGCAGAACCGCCAGAAGGTTTAAAATAAGCCGTGGCACTAGCGCTTAAACTATTAGTAATCATGTACAGCTTTTGTTGTGCTGGGCAAATTACGTTATAAGTAGCATTTTGACTACCTGTAATAATGATGACAGCATTTCTAGCCTCATCTGATGCCCCGTTGTAATCGGTAAGGGTATAGTCGGCATTAGCCATTGTGATCGTAGTTTGACCGACAATAGCTTGTTCTAACAAAGTTCCAAGATTGGTATTGGTAGTAGTACCCCAAGTACCAGACTGATCCCCGCTACCAATAAGTTCTAGTTTTAAGCTAGTTGAGTATGTAGATGCCATAATATTCCTTATTAACCCGTATTAACTTGAGTAAAAACAGTAGGTTGCGAGTTATCTATTTGACTCCAATTTGGGGTCTGATTATCATTAATTACAAACCAACCACCGCCTATTTCAGCGCTTCCCATAACTATTGGTTCTACATAAGTTACTTTATAAGCAACACCAACAACTTGCACGGAAATTGGATTAAAGTTTTCTTTTACTGATACTGCGTAAGTTGTTGCTACTGTACTTGCATCCGCTGATGTAAATGCTTCTACTCTAGCAACGCTATATGCATAACCTCCAGCAGCAATATCGGCTGAAGTTATAGGCTCTACCCTGGTTACAGCATAATTAGAAGCTACAGTAGAAGAATCCAAAATAGAAAATGCTTCTACAACATCTCTACCATATAAATTAGAAGGAGAAGTTGAGTATGGATTTTGTGAATATGAATATAATCCGTACATTATTTAACCTTTAGTAATTCAATTTCTGCTTTTAATTCTTTAATTGCTTGAAAAGCTAGTGCTACTAATTTTTCATAATCTACAGCTAAACTGCCATCTTCACGGGTTCTAACGGCAATTGGAAATACTGCTTGTACATCTTGAGCAATAACACCAAAGTCAGAACGTTGCACAAAATAACCATCTTCTCCACCATGCGTTTCTAAATAAGCATCTATCCAATCAAAAGTTTTACCACCAATTGCATTTACTTTATTTAAAGCATTTTCAATAGGTTGGATGTTTTCTTTAAATTGACGATCTGATGAATAGTAGGCAGTAACATTATTAGTAGCACGAATCTCACCAGCAGTACCAGAAGCAGCAGTACCTACACCCAAAGATGATATTTGAGTAGAAGCATTTGGAACAGCAATCGCTTGCCAAGTAGGTCCAACGCCAGTACCGTTAGATGTTAAAACTTGACCAGAAGCTTGGGTAGCGTTATTTGTAGAAAAAGCGGTATATCCAGCAGGGTATGTTACAAATACATCTTTTGTGCCAGCAGTAAAAGAAACAGCAGATCCAGAGTTACTGGAAGCTAATATGGTTGTGCGTGATAATGTCGTTCCAGAAGATGTGTATGTGCCAATACCCACTTCCCATTCGGTAGTGCCAGTATTAAAAATACAGTAATAGGTAGTATTTCCGTTTCCAATTACAGAAAAAGATTGATAACCAGTAACCGCACCCAGTAGAGTAGCTGTGCCTGTTCCCGCTACTGTTGTAGTTTCTCTAACACGATCATATATACCTACAGCCATATTAGGCTCCTAATTAACTGGTTGCTGTGGTGCTGTAAGTTACCGCTAAAGTATCACCGTTGGTTACAACTTTGCTACCACCAGTAAAACTACCAGCAGAATACAAAATACCAGTGGTTGTATCTTTAGTTGCTGATGCACTTGCGCCAGAATTAATAAAACAACCAATAACTGTTCCTGAACTTGTCATTGCAAATGTCAAAGCAGAAGCAGCTTTAGTGGTTACGTTAGATGGTGTTGTGCCAGTAGAAGAGGCAGCAGACCAAGATGGAGACTGACGATTGCCTGTATAAGTAGGATTGTTAGCCAAACCAGCTTCCAACCAAGTATGAGAAGACATAGTATCAGCAGCAGCATAAGTAGCTGTACCTGTGCAAAGACCCAAATAGTTAGCGCCAGCAGCAGTACCGCCACCTGTACCAGTAGCGCCAAAGTAGTAATCAAACAATGCTTGTTTGCCTACAGCGTTTACTAAGTTAGGGGCATTATCTTCCCATTTAATATTGCCATCTTTGTCATAGCAAACAACGTGGTAAATGCCTTGGATGCCCATATTTTCATTTTGACCAGCACCACGAGTAACGGTTGCGTCACATTTATCGCCAAAATTTGATAGTTCATTGCTCATAAAAATTCCTTAACTAAAACGAATAATGGCATATGTAGCATCTGCCGTTGGAAAAGTTACTGTAAAAGTTCCATTACAGGTCTTATCAGACCCAAAATCTAGTACTGCTACAGCCGCACTTGTAGTGCTATTATAAATCAATGCCCCTCTACAGGTAAAGGCAGCAGGGTTCCATGTAACGTTATTAAAAGATACATAGGCTGTTTGACCACTACTAGCTGGAACTATAGGGGTAAGGGTTTTCCCGCCCGCTGTATAACCTGTGCCAGTAATTTCATTGGTGGTTGTGTAAGTAAGTGTCGTATATGACAGATTTGCCAAAGCCGTATAAAGGGCTATTTTGTACACATAAGAAGTTCCAGCGGCAAAGTTTTCTAAACCGCTTAAAACGTTCTTTTTAAAGACTGTACATTGACCTTGTTGAATAGTCATTAGAGTCCTTTAGCTTGTAACTTTGTTTGACCATCACGGTAAGCATCACCACGCTCCAGACCATCTCCAAGACGTTTGGCTTGACCAAGGGCTTCTTCATACATTTTTTGATAGTAAACAACAAGGTCTTGCTCACCCTTCATAAAGAGCATAGCTTCACGCATAGACCCATAGAACAGCACTGGATCATAGTTATCTCCAAGCCAACTTGTTCCATCAGCATTACTTACTGTAGCAACAGTACAAGCAAAACCCGAACCAGTTCCCCCTAAATAAGAATTACTTTCACTTAGGGTATCCCCTACTGTGTAAAAATTACCGCCAGTAGTGATAGTTACAGCCGTTACAGCATTGCCAGAAACAGTAATCGTACCGATTGCCCCAGTACCATTTCCGCCTGTTAATGGAACATTAGGGTATACACCATTGGTATATACTGATCCGCCAGTAATAGACGTATTTAAAGTCTTTACCATACCCTGAACAATTGATTCTGGGTAGAAGAAATAATGAAGTTCTACGTTATAAGAAGAATCTGGAGTAGGTCCAACAATAAAACTCAATTCATTTGGGTAAGTATATTGCGGTCCAAATAAAGCATAATATTGCGGCAATCCAGTAGATGTTGGTAGTGGATATGCTTCTCTAATAAAGTTAACATCTTTGTTTAATAAAAAAGAATATGTTCCACTTCCATCAATTACTGCCAAAGAATAAGTTGCTAAATAGTCGTTTGGAGCAGAAAGATACTTATTACTGGCAGTTAAAGTTCCTGTTACGTTTTTTCGTAAAGAAGGAAATTGAACTGTATTAAATATGCGTTTTTCGGCTTCTTGAACAAAAGTGGGGATATTCGTTACGAATAACGATTCCGTATTTTCAGAATAGTCCTGTATTGCTTGATACAGTTGAACGTAGTTCATCCCCATAATAAGTCTTAAGCCATTGGTCCACGGGCTTTAATACCCTTAGTAGCTGCGCCATTGCCACGGGTAACAACACCTTCAGTCTTTAATTTGGCAACACCCAAGCTAACACCATTAGGCAAAGGATCGGTCAAACCAATATCTTTAGCCGCTTTTGTGTAGCCATAAGGCGCTTCTGGTATTTCTCCAGTTTCAACAGATTTAGGGGTTTTCCCTGACATAGTGTGCGGAGCAGCATAAACGCTGGCACTGCCAACTTCTTTACCCATAACTTTTTGTGAAAATTTAGCCATGATTAACGACCTCTTTGGTTAGCCACACGAGCCATGTTACGACCCATAGATTTGTAATTTTTGTTTAAACTGCTTTTAGTTGCTTTAGGTCCGTTATCAATGACTTTTGGACCATCGTTAGGGAATACCTTAACGTTAGTCTTGCCTTTACTTACTACTGGACCGTCTGCTTTACTTTTATATCCCATGATTCACTCCTAAGTTGTTGATATTGTTACTGTACCTACTGCACCCACCGCTATCAAGTAGTTTGGCGTTAATACAGTATCAAAGCTACTCGCACCACCAACAGGGTTCCATCCCCATTGGAAAACTCTACTACCACCCTCTGGATAACCATTGGAATCTACAGAAGTTGTATTGCCATCATTAACCTGTAATCCACTTACTCCAGACGCATAGTAACTTTTGTCTGGTCTTGGCTCCCTAACAGCTTGTGGATCATCCACTGGGTACATACCCAATTGTAATTGAGGCTGGTCAGGGTTCCAACAATAACGACAAACTTTTACTTTATAAGGTCTAGTCTTAACGACTTCCGTCCTTAATTCTTTCAGCTTATATCTAAAGCCACATCTATCGCACTCCGCAATAGCATATTTACCCGATGCAAATCTATTTGGCATGATTAGCTATAAAACAAAGTCCGAGGCACAAAACGTACTGGAGCAGTCTCTCTATCCTCCGCTGAAGCTAAACCAAACTGATCCTCATAATCTGCTTTTAAAAACATCACTCTTTGTGGGTCTACACCTTGTATTTTTACGCTCAAAAGATAAGCTAATCCAGCCACCAAACAATTAATAAAGCGGAATGGAATGTCTGCAATATTGACACCTGTGCCAGCGTCTTGGATTCTTCTCATTCTCCAATAAACAAAAGTGTAATCTCCGCCAGCATTAGGGGTGGGCCAAACGTTAATTGTTGGTAAATATTGGCTATAAACTGATGTTCCAGCCGTATGTGAAGTAGCCGTAGTGCCATTCTGACCACGCCAGCAATTAGTTAATACATTGCCCACAATATTGGTATATCCAATCGTTTCAGAATCAATCTTGATCCACCCTGTAGAAGGCAGATTAGTAGCGTCTACAACGGTTATAGACGTGGCTGTAGCGGAAACAGGAGGAGTAGTACCAGTGGAGGCTAAAGTCGTTGTAGCGGTTGCATCAGTCAATCCTGATTGACGAGTGAAATAGACTTGAATTGGTCTACCAGTAGTCAATTTATTGGGAATGCTAGAGTATGTAGGCTCTGAAATGCGGCTAATATTGATGTCTGTTTGGTTACTAGATGAACCATTGTTTTGTCTAATAACGTGATCTAACAAGTCAATTGTATCGGTTGGAATAGGATAAATAGCTTGACCAGCAGTAAGTACAATGCTGCCCTCTTCTACTGTCCACAAGTTAATACCACGATTAGCCCATTCAATGGTTAATAGGTTTAAAGACCTGCGAGCAGTACGCAAGTCATATCCTGTCCTTAACTGAGTCCCGCAACGCTCGAAAGCTTCTTCTACGATCTCACTTAAATCTAGGTTAAACGTGGTTAAACCTGATGTAGATGCCATTACTTAGCCTTTTTAACAACTCTTGTAGCTTTTTTAGCAACAGTTTTTTTAACTGCTGGTTTTTTTGGTTTTGACAAATCGGGAACAGCTACATCCAAGTTAACTTTACCAACTTGAAAATCAATTTTGGGCATGTAGCCCAACTTGTCCATAATCCACGTAAAAGTAAAATTCATTTTTACTCTTCCTCAGCTTCTTCTTCAGCTTCTTCGTCAAATTGCTCATGTGGCACTTCAGCCATAAACGCAGCTACAGCAGCAGCGGGAGCAGCAGGTGTTGACATTTGAGATACGATTTGATCTTTTATGTCATCAAACACTTTAATGTTGAAATGGTTTGAATCCATACTTGCCAAAAATTGGTTTGCGTGGGCTTCGTCTAATGTAATAACAATCATTTTTTACTCGCTTTCATATTGTCAATTAAGTTGGGGTAAGGTCTTCCAGCGGCTTTGGCAGATGCCTTGGCAGCAGCTTTTTTGGCTGGGGATAGTTTTTTAGGCTTTCCTAATGATGCTGGACGTGGCTTGTCCCAAACTTGACCGCCTTTAGCGTATTGCGTAAAGTCAGTATCATCTCTACGGGCTTTCTTTTTCCCGCTAGGCATTTTAGAAGGGGCTATAGCGCCCATACCACGACTTGCCATCATTAGCACTTCCCGCCTTTTTTCATGCCCTTGTCAGAGCCAGCCATTTTAATAAATGTGCCTTTGGTTTTGCCTTTTGATGCAACGCCATTAGCTTTAGAAAGTTGACCTACTTTTCCACCAGAAGCCATCTTTTTAGTTGCGCCACCTTTTTTCATCATGGCAGGTACACCAGCGCCAGCAGGACCAGCTTGCATTGGAGGTTGCTGTGGTCTGCCCATATTAGCAGCCATCATTTTTGCCATTTTTGGATCCATCTTTTTCATATTAATAGCCTTTCTTAGACATGCCACCACCACACATTGAAATCATTGTGCCTTTGGTTTTACCTTTTACAGCGCAACCATCAGCACGAGCCGAAGCAGAACCACCTTTAGACAGTTTTAGCATTGTGCCTTTACCACCTTTATGCTCTTGCATATCATGCTGTTTAAACGCTTTTTTGATCATAGCAACGTCTTGCTTTTTATCCATTGCCATATCTTCTTTCATATCACTCTTAGCCATACCGCCCCCTTTAAATTTTTTACCTTTATCTGCCGCAGCAAATTCCTTGCCAACCGATTGAGGAACTCCTGCTTTTTTAGCCATCTTAGGGCTATGGGCAATCATTTCCATAAAATTGTGTTGTTTTTTAGATACACTTGGCATTATTTATCTCGCAATAAGCTGGTTAATTTTGTCTTCAAGCTTGTTAAACCTTGCATCAATGTGTTCCATGATCTTATCAACTTCTGCTTGAGTGACATTGTTTCCTGCAATTTCTTCTCTCGTTTTATTAAGTAAGATACTAAGACGTTGAATTTCATCTGATTTCTCCTTTGCCGTCCAACCAACAATTGCCAAAACAATTGTTAACAATATATTCCATACCGAAATAATGGAAGAGTCCATCAGCATTTCCATTTTCTTAAACTCTTATTAATTCGGCTATCAGGATCGCTGGCAGTTTTGGAAGATGTGAGTTTCTTTTTCATACCTTCCATCCTTGCACAAAAAGACTTTTTGCGACTACCGCCTTCTGGCTGCGGTGGCTTTAAATTCATTCCTTGAGCCTTTGCAGAAGCCCTACCTTTAGCGTTTAAACCGCCAGTAGGACTTTTACCTTCTTTGCGAGTCCATGCAGGAGACTTTGCCATGATTATGCCTGTGCCTCTTTCCAAGATAAACGAGCCAAAATGCTTGCTGATGATGGTCCAACGTTAGTAGCAACTACATACAAAATATCTGGACCATCTGGATACATACCAGCTTGAGCGGTAGGAATTGATGCTGTTGTTCCACCGCCAAGAATGGAGTTACCCAAGTCTCGAACTTGTAACAAGTCCAAGGTTGTTTGACCGTTGGTATTGGTAAACGCAGCCGCTACAGATTCACCGCCTTGAATACTTGCCGTATTTGTTGTATTAAAGGCAACTTGTGCCAAAGAAGAACTAAAGCCGTTTGTAAAGCCTGTGGTTGGAGAAGCAAATCCACCGCTAAAACTTGTACAGTAACCGTTCAACAATAAGTTAATTAACATTGGACCAGATGTAATAACACCCAATTCAACTAACTGTAACTGCATACGATTAATAATTTCTTTGTTACCTAATAAACCTGTAATACCGTTATCCACAGATGGAGCAATACGAATTGCTAAAATTGGAACGGTTGCACTAGCGGTCAATGTTACGGCAGATACTGTTCCATAGTTAAAAATCAACGATTTATCGTCATCAAAACGACCATCCATAACTACAGAAGAACCCCAATGGGATATTGAAGGCACGTTATCTGCTTGACCATACTCAACAGTTACTGGAGCCGATGTAGAGGCTGTAAACGCTGTAGCAGCAGATCCACCTGTTACACCACGAGTTAAACCTTGCAAGTAACCATTAATGTTTCTTGTGTAGGTAATGTACTCAATAGTTCCAGATACTCCGTTTGCCGTTACTTTTACAGTACCGTTTGCTGGAAAAATAGCAGGGTTGGTAGTAGTAATAGAATCTACGTTTACAGTTGTTCCAGCAGAATAAGCTTGTTCTGCTGTGCCAAATTGTGATCTAACGCAGTTAATTAAGATATTACCAGTTTTACCGTTGTAATAAATAATTTCACTACCAATTAAAATGTATCCAGCATTTGGGAATGTAGAAGCATCTGTCAAATAAATTGTGGTAGATGCATCAGTAATTGCCCCACTAGTAGTTGTTGTAGTACCAAGGTTATCAGTTAAATTAGTTACTGGAGCAATACCATTTGATTCATAGTGAGCAGCCATATTTCCAGAACGCATATAAGCTTCAAATTGCTTATTATTATTCTGTAATTGGAAAACATAGTTGATCTGACCATTACTTGCACGAACACCCCAGCGAATAAAACCAGCGCCATACCAAGAATAGTCGATGTACCACATCTGCATACGGGTCAAATCAATGTTATAGCCAGAAGGTCCTGTGCCATTTAATGGATCTGTCCATGAAGATTGTGGGTATTTAAAATCAACAGTTCTAGAAACAATTGCACCAGCAATAGTCTGACCACGATATTCTGGGCTAATTGCCATTGAAGTATCGCTAATAATAGTCAATACACGATAAGATTGACCACGAATAACAATTCCATCACCAGCATTTAACTGAGTTGTAAATTGAGTTCCAGTACCTGTTACAGTACCTTGTCCTTGAGTTACAGACACAGTACCGTTAATTTGGTTTGTACTATTACGCAAAACTGCATAAAGCTGTTGTCCGTCAAACTCAAAAAATAATCCATTTTGTTGGTCAAAGAAACCTAAACGATTAGATGAACCAAACCAAGCATATGGGGAAACACGAATTTGTGGACCAGTTGCTGTAGCCGCACTAGGAGTAGCCGCAGCGGTATAAGTAAATACAGTTGTACTAGTTACAGTAGCAACTGTAAAAATTCCGTTGTAAGCACCTTGGTCGCAACCAGTTACTTGAATTTGTGATCCAACAGCCAAGTTATGAGCAAAACGTGTAGTTACAGTAATAGTTGGACTAGAGCCTGTAATTGAAGAAACAAACAACGGAGCCTTCATTGATGATCCAGTTGAAAACTGAATACCCTTACCAGACTGATAACGGAAATAACGTCTTGTTTGACGAATCAATTGTTGGTTTGGAACACCAGCGCCTGTGTTACCTGTACCAGCAGTAAATGATACGCCACCGTCAAATGAACGTGGCTCTACATATCCTGATGGACGGGCATAGACGTTTACGTTACCAGCAGTAGCAGTTACAGTACCAGAAGCAGAAGCTGCTGTTACAGTAAATGTATTTGCTGTTGGAACAGTAGCAACAACATAAGCACCGTTAACGTTTGTACCGCCTGTTGTGCCTACGATATAAACGTAAGAACCTTTGCTTAAACCGTGGGCGTAAGTAGTGGTTACAGTAATAACTGAAGCAGAAGTAACAACAACACCACCTGTACCAATGGTAAAGCCGCAGTTAGAATAGAAATAACCTTTGTACACATATGTTTGAGTAGCAACATAATAGTTTGTTCCGTTACCTGTAACGGTTCCTGGAACACCTGTAACAACTGAAGAGTTTGTACCGCCAGTAGTTACATAGTACCAACCGTTAATAGCGCCAAGGCTGCTATTTTGAATATAAACAATATCGCCTGTTGTTAATGTAAAAGTACCAACCAAAGTAAATGTAGCGCCACCACTACCATTAATAGCAGTAATCGTTAAAGGCTGCTGTGGAATGTAATAAGCACTTTGGCGATAGTTTTGAATACCAATAGACTCCCACTTTGTAGGCTGAGGACCATATTCAAAGTCGGTATCAATTAAAGATTGTGGGTTAGATACCCGTTGTTTACCAACAGGATCTTGAAATCCTGGTGCTGGCGCAACGTATGGAACACCTGCGCCCGAATTGTTTGTGCCGCCTACGGGGAGCGACTTATTTGTTACTGTATCCGCAACTGTCCATCCTGACATAATTTCTCCTTAAATTTTTAAAAAAGGGAACCGAAGTTCCCTATTCGGATCAATTAGTCAAAGTTACCATAAGGGTAAGCAGTTGTTGTTCCAATATTACCGTCAGGTTGGGTGTATCGAACCGTAAAGTAATACTGACCTGTTAAGGAAGTTCTGCTATCCAAGTTAACTCCAACTATGGCTATCGTAAACACAATTTGCGAAAGGTTTGGAGTGCTTGGTAAACCAATTACATCAGTTGAAGTGGATTGTTGGTTAGTCAATTGAGTAGCAGAGAATGCGCTAATTGATTGACGACCAGCAGTTGTCAAGTTAGCTGTAACAGCATAAGTAGCGGTTGAAGTTTGAGCATTAGCAAAAGTGTTTGAAATATAAACAATTTGTGTAGTCAATGTTGCAGTACCGCCAGCAACAGCCGCAGCAGCGCCCATATCAACAAAAAAGTCAAGTACACGGCTACCAGCAGGTAAATAAGCTACAGCACCACGCATTACTAATGTAGCTGTATCAGCAGTTACAGTAGCGGCAGTAGCAGTAGCTGTGGAAGATGGGGTATAGATAACTGCATTCTGGTTAGGAATATTGTTTGAGTTAACAAAAACACCAGATGCACCGCTATAACCAGCAGTATTTGCTGTGGTTGTAGCCAAATTTAATGCTACGCTTTGAACGGTTTCTACATAGCCAACGTTACGTGTTGGACCAAAACGATTGTCTCCAGATAGTACTGGACCTTCAAATGTACTGCGTCCCATAATGGACTCCTTATGCAAAAGAACCTATTCCGATCATTGCATTGTCTGCTGGGGCAGTGGTGGAATAGGAAATCACCCAGATAAGTATTTATACCACGTTTAAACATTTTTGCAAATAAGTTTGCGTAATTTTTTAAAAATGTTTTAGAATCACACAATGAAAAATAAGAACGTTCACCCCTTACAAGCCATTGAAAAATTAAACACTGCTTTTGCCATTTATAAATCTGGCAACAGGGAGCAAGCAGCATTTATGTGCGATGAGTTAATAAAGACTTATCCCAAGTACATACAGCCATACAACCTTCTTGGGGTCATCATGTGTGACGTTAACAATTGGCTGGTTGCGTTGGATGTTTTTACCAAATCTTTGGCAGTAGATCCCAAAAATGAAGTCACTTTAGACTATCGAGGAAATGTATACGTAGAAATTGGTCAATATGAACTTGCCCTTGCCGATTTTACAAAAGCACTTAAGGTAAACCCTAGGTTTTACAAATCTGTTTTTAATCGTGGTTGCACCTATCAAGCTATGAATAAATTGGATTTAGCTATTCAAGATTATAAAAAAGCTTTACAAATTAACCCAAAATCGCATGAGGCTTGCAACAATCTTGGTGCTGCGCTTATTAATTTTCATAAATTTGAGGAGGCTTTAGCTTTGTATACCAAGGCTTTAAGCCTTAATCCACCCATTCCACAAGCCTATCACAACAATAAAGCCCTTATTCTTCAGCAAATTGGTCACATAGATGAAGCTTTGATTGAATATAACAAGGCAATTGAATTAGACCCAAATCTAGCTGATGCCCGATTTAACAGGGCTATGTGCCTTTTAACGATTGGCGATAAAGGTGGCTATACCCATGCTTGGGATGAATATCAATGGCGATATAACAAAACAAGCTATCCAAAACAAGAGTTTCCTAAACCACAATTGTTGCCAGATGACTGTTTAAACGGCAAAACATTGTTTATTGTTGGAGAACAAGGTATTGGGGATACATTGCAATTTTGTCGTTATGCACAGTTGGCAAAAGATGCTGGGGCTAAAGTCATTGTAGGAGTACAAAAAGAAGTTCAAACATTGTTAGAACGTATGGATTGTATTGATCATGTTGTAGTTGATAATTTAGAAATACCGCCTTTTGATTTCTATTCCCCCATTTTTAACCTTCCATACATATTTAAAACAGAAGTAGATACCATTCCCAATAAACCTTATTTCACTGCTGACCCAGAAAAAGTGCATGAATTTTCAAGAAAAATCTTGAAAAACGACAAGTTAAAAGTGGGTCTTGTATGGTCTGGGGGTTTTAGACCAGACCAGCCAGAAGTGTGGGCGGTTAATGAACGCAGAAACATAAAGTTATCTAAACTTTTGCCACTAAAACTTGACAATGTTGAGTTCTATTCTTTACAAAAAGGCAAAGAAGCAGAGGCAGAACTTGATAATTGTTTAGGTTGGAAAGATATGATCAACCTTACTGCCGACATTAAAGACTTTGCAGATACTGCGGCTTTGATTGAAAACCTTGATTTAGTCATTGCAGTAGACACTTCTACTTTACATTTAGCGGCTGGCATGGGTAAACCCGTATTTTTATTAAATCGCTTTGATACCTGTTGGCGATGGTTTTTAGACCGTTCAGACAGCCCTTGGTATCCATCGGTAACTATTTTTAGACAGCCTAAATTAGGCGATTGGGAAACTGTTATTCAACAAGTAAAGGAAAAACTACATGAAGTTTTATCAAGACGTAAGACTTAGATTAGGCGCAAGAATGATGGGGTTTGATTACATTTTTAACTATTTAAAGCGTATAGAAAACCCTTTAATAGTTGAAACAGGCTGTGCCCGCCAAGAGGATAACTATGAGGGCGATGGGCAAAGTAGCCTTTTGTTTGACAAATACATCCATGAATACGGTGGCAATTTTTGGACTGTAGATATAGCCCATGAAAGTACTACCTATTGCCGCAGCAAAATCATATCTGACCGCACTCTAGTTCATGAAATGGACAGTATTACCTTTCTCAAAAAATTAAATGACCAATTAATTTCTGAAGGAAGAAAGATAGACTTTTTATATTTAGACAGTTTTGATGCCCCAAGGGATAAGCCTGATGTTGTATATACAAGTGCGCTACATCATCTTTATGAACTTATGGCTATTCTTCCATCGCTTAAACCAGGTGCTTTAATTGGTGTGGATGATAATTGGGATGAAGGCGGTAAAATGAAAGGAAAGGGTCAGTTAATTGCCGATTACATGGTAAAAATTGATAACTATCCATTCTTGCATTCTTACCAAATGCTTTGGAAGAACAAATAAAAAAACCCCGCTTTTTGAGCGGGGTTCTTCTTGGTACATACAGATTAGTATGAACCGCTTGAGCCGTAGATCCCTAGTGGATCAGACCAGCCAAAGCTGTAACGCTCACGAGACTTGTAACGGACGTTACCAGTATCGAAGTCACCATCCATAGAGTTAGATAGTGGTGTGCGTACGAAGTGCTTCAAACCATTAGGTACATCAGTGGTCAAGAACCATGCGTTTGTATCGGTCAAGAAGTGGTTAATTGTGTAACCATCTGGAACGGAACCATTGTTCTTAATTGCATTGATGTCGTTGTTGTTTGTACCAACACGCAATTCAGTTTCGAGCAAGCGAGTTGCAACGAACTGTAGTGCAGGAGGAACAACTAACTTCTTAGGTTTAGCAGCGATCAATAGACCACGCTCATCTGTCCAAGCAGCGATTGCGATAACTGCGTTTTCCAACGAAGTTTCATTCAAGTCAGCTTGAGTAGATGGAGTGTTGCCGTTTGTACCGCCGTTAACCAATGGGTGTGAAGTGTTGAACAAAGAAACGCCATCACCGCCTGGATAGGCATTGGAGAAGCCGTTATTCAATGTTGCAGCAGCTTTAACCTGTTTGGTGTAAGCCATAGCACGAGCCAGACCTTTGGTATAGCGAGCAGATAAAGAATCGTAGAGGTTATCTTCGATTGCTTCTTCAGTCAAGCTAAAGCCAAGGGCGATAGTTTCGTGGTTGTAGCGAGCAGTCCATGCTTCCTGTGCATTGTCATAAGCGATGGCAGAGCCTTCGTTTTTGACAGGAGCAGCAGAGAAACCTGACAGTTTTGTTTCTTCTTCAAAAGAACGCTCAGAGGTTTCGGTTTCATAAATCTCTTTATGTTCCT